AAGAAAATAAAAACAGACCTTTTTCTCTAGAAGAGATAATTGATACCAGCAAAGCCAAAAATGACGATGGCTTGGAGACATACATTCTTCAATTTCTTCTTCGATTGTTTCTTCATCTTCTTCAATTTCTTCTTCGATTGTTTCTTCGATTTCTTCTATGTATTCTTCCATTGTTTTACTCCTCATTTGATTACCTACCAAATAAGAAAGATGCGGCGCCAAGTAAATACACCCATTCTTCTTCAAGCATTAATTCCGTTTTAGAAGGGTCGGCTATATCAAATAAACAAAAGTCAACTTCATCTATACGATCACTGTCGTAATATAACTCAATATTAGTATTTGGAAATACTGTCATGTATGCAAATTTAAACGTGGCATTTTGGCGATTTTTGCACGTTAATATAGATGAATGATTTGGATTCTCCCACGGAATACGATCTCTAAAGCTTTGATAGGTTACTTTTAACTTCCAGTCAATAACTGAGGGAAAGTCTTCCTTAAAATGAGTTTCTTTTACCCATTTAGCGATTTCATCAACTATCCATCCCTGTTTTTTTTGGATAAAATAATGGATTCCTTCTGAGTATTCAAAAGGATAAATTAACTTTGTTTTGTACCAGGTTATCTCGAACTCTTGCGGTGCAGAGTTAATTTTAGGGAATTGTCCTATGTCTATCATTGTCATTGTTTTACTCCTAAGTTATTTTTACTGATAACTGATAACTGATAACTGAAACTAATACTCAGAGGATAGCAATAAAACACCGTCACACAACCAAAGCGTGACCTCTGAAAGAGGAAAATCGGTAAATGGGATCTGCTGACTTATGGCAGATTCATTGTCTTGTTCGCAGGTAAGGACTGCGGATTTATCGGAGTTAACTATTAGCATCCAGAACTGAATCTGGCTTGAATCAAGTTCTTTTTGCCATGACGCAATTGCATCAAGTATCCAATAGCCTCCCCCATTTTCTACTAAGTATTTAATACCGTCGGTGTACTCAAACGGGTAAAGGGGATTAGTATAGTAATTTTCCGTGCCATGAAAATTACTAAGATTTTCTAGTTTGTTCATTTTTTTTACTCCTAAATAAGTTGTTAGCTGATAACTGATGACCACTATCTATTAGTAGGTATTAAGAACAGTATAAATCCATTCCTTTATGTCTGGTGACAACTCAGATGTCGTAATAATCGGAGGCAGATTTAAATCAGGATAGAACATTACATAGTATTGTTCAAGGCTTTCAAATGCTGAACAAGGCAATACATTTTCATAAGCAGTCAAAACTGTCATTATGTGCTTTTGTTTAACAAAAAGCGTGATTTTACCTACGTTTAAAGAGATACCTTCAATGCGAATACCCTTCATTTTTTTACTCCTAAATAAGTTGTTAGCTGATAACTGATAACTATGCTGACAATTTAAGGTCTTTGTAAAAACAGACAACCTAAAATAACCCCAGGGTTATTTTTGTCCCGGACTAATGCGCCAGGAGCAAGGCAGTCCACACGACCTACTTTAGCGGCCGCGGCGGCCACTAATCCAGAGACGATGTAGTAAACATCCTTCTGATACTCAGGGAGTCCCTCGATCTCCCCATAAATGACGGATTCAATAGGAATCCCGTTAATTTCCCCTGCGGGGGAATTGCTCATGGAAACACGGGGAAGAACCCCTGACGGGGGGATTTCTTTGACAACTTCGACGGTTTCAGCAAGAAACTGTCTTTTGGAGTCTTGCTCGACCCCTTTTTTGGAAACTATTGTTATTACATGGGGGGTTGCGTTAATAATCATTACCTTAATCTCCTTGTTTTACTTGTCTAGACTCATCTTACGATATTCTCCCAATAAAGTCAAGTATTTGGGAGAATCTTTTTTTGAGCATTTGTACTGATAACGGCTTGCGTGAGCGGCGGACAGATAAAACCGATATAACGGGAAAAGTTTCACCCGTCCGCTCCACGCTTTGTTAGGCCGCTTCCTTGATTAGCACGGCTTCTTTGATTTCACCTAGCGGATACATGCCATCATCATCTGTTGTAAGACGCCACTGCTGGCCTACCTTTGCGCCGGGGAACCATTTCGGACTAGCAGACAAGCCTTCATTATGGGTGATACTATTTTTGGAAACCTTCGTAATTGTGACAATTCGAGTGTTCATTTTTCTCCTTTTAGAAAAGCGGCCTAACTGATAACTGACAACTGATAACTGATAACTGATAACTTTAAAACTCTTGCCATGTCATCGGGTCGGTTGCTGGCTCGCTGTACCGACTTAAATCCGACGGTTCGTTATCCTCATAGATAAAGCCGTCGTCGGGTGGCTCGTTTGAAGGGACTAGATAAGGCCGACCTGCACACTCTATCCAATCTGAATAACAAGGAGTAGGCGACTGCGAAAGAACGCTAGAACGCGCAGGTTCAAATTTGATTGCGGGTAGTTCGTAATTTGGGATTTTTTTCTCGGCATCAAAGCCACGGCGTAGTTTCCCATTAAAGGTATCAAAAAACCATTCTTTACCAGTTTGCTGGCAGGTGACTCGGAGGGTCGTTATTTGTCCCTCTCCCCACACTTCAAGGGATACGCGATGCTTTTGACCTTTGGCAACCATAGTAAAACCGCCAGAGGTAATGGGGACTTTGACAGAAACAGGATTGGATGCTAACATGACTTAGACCTTTACTAGGGTTGACGGAAAGGCGATCACACTAATTTGCAGTTGGAGGTGGTCGTCTTTCTCTATATCTGTATATTACAATCATACTTGTAATATTGTCAAGGGGTATTCTAAAAAAAGTTATAATAAATCTATCAAGTGCAAAAACTAATACAATGGTACTAAAAAACAGAGTCAAGGAATTTACGGAGAACAAAGGTATTACGATTTACAAGTTTGCTAAAGATGTGGGTATATCCTTTAATACGGGGTACAGATTATCGAATGATCCAGGTCATTTACCCTCTATCACAGTCTTAGAAGCAATCTGTGATTATTATAAGGTCGATCCTAACGAAATTATCTATCGCATTGATTGAAAGTGTGATATAATAGTAAAGCGGGGTGAGTGAAATGGTTTCCACATAGGCCTCATAAGCCTAAAACACTAGGTTCGACTCCTAGACCCCACACTAATTAAGCAAAATCCCAATCAAGAGAATTATCGAATCCTTGTATATCAGCAAGGGCTTTTTCTCCTGATTGGGTGAGCCGATAGTATCTTTTTCTAGCACCGCCTCTATCGCTAGATCGTTCGGTTCCCCATCGGGATTTAATAAGTTCTTTTTCCTCTAATTTTTGAAATACAGGGTAAAACAAGCCAATATCAAGGCTTTTACCTTTAATATCAGCTATAAATTGAATTATCTGTAATCCTGACAATTCTTTATTGTAAAGAGCCTGCAAAACAAGGATTTCTTTAGGTCTCATCTAAATATGGTATAATATTGATGCGCCCCCGCGTTAACGGGGGACTAACCACAATTACTACTACAGAGTAAATCATGGCTAATATTAGTTTACAACGTTTTGATCACGATGGTATTGAACTAATTATCAATACCGAGACTGGTGAGAGTTTTGCCTCAATTAGTGGATATGCACGGATGGCGGGGAAAATACCCTCAACTATTTCTCGCCGTTTGACTATGAGTGGTTTGCGTGAAAAAGGTCTTGAACAGGCTCAAATCGAGACGGCAAGCGGGTTACGAACCGTTGCATTGATACCAGAAGACGTGATCTGCCAGTGGCTAATTAAAGATAATCACGAACTAGCTCTAAAAGTAATGCAGTTGGGCGTTCGCCTATTCCTTCACACAATAGCGGGTTTTCAAGTCAAAAGCGAGGCGATTGGGACTAACAAGCAACTTGAGAGCCAAGTCGCTGAATTGACTGCCAAAATCGACAAATTGGATTATCGAGAAGTTGATTACATTGACGAAATCCTTGGCTTAAAAGACCGAATTAAAGAGCTTGAGAGCGAAAACTCTACTCTAGAAGAACAAATCGAGTTAATGATGGGGGGATATTAGGTGAAAAGCAGTAAATAACCTTATTTACTGCTAAGATAAAAGCGATAACTGTTACATAAACCCCTGTAGGGACTACAGGGGTTTTTTATCGTCTAATATTCGGAGCTTAGTGGGTAATGTTCGGAGATTGGCTAGTTTGTTAGACTGTAAATAGATTGTAGATAAAGGTATTGACAATGGAATCCTTGATATATATAGGCTTTAGACTTTGTAGATACTGTTAACATTATCCCCGTGTCAGGATTTTTTGTGTTCTTATTGCTGACCTCGATTAATTAGATTGTTAGTTTGTAAATAGATTGTAGATAAGGGTATTAACAAAGATAAAAAGGATAAAAGTATTAATATATATAGCTTTCATCCTTTTTTTACTTCTTTGTTGATATTGTTTATAATCACCCCGTGTGTTTTTCTTTGCCTTACTGTTGAGTCTGTTTCTTTTTATTGCCGACCTTGTTTGTTTTTTATCTTTCTCTCCTCCCTATAAAGCATCAACAGTATCTACAAAGTCTAAAACCTAGTCAGGGCAAGGATTTCGATTGTAGATAAGCCTATTTACAATCAAACACAAAAAGAACAGATTGGCAGTGAATCACTTCTCGCCTCTAAAATTCTCTGATTAGCCAAAAATACGGCATTTTGTCAATAGAGTCAGTTTTGCGTTTAATCACCTTTATTGCTGATCTTGCCGTACATCTTTTACTCTATTTTCTTTTTTCCTCTATAAGACATCGACAATATCTACAAAGTCTAAAACCTATACTCTGTAAGGCTTTCGATTGTACATAACCTTATTAACAATCTATCTACAATCTAACAATCGCTCTGTAGTATTTGTAATATATGTAATACGGATAGATAAAAAAAAACGCTCCCTCGTAAAGCGGTAGTCCAAGTCAATCTTTTTAAGAATTTTCTCACAGTCCTAATAGAATTGTCAAGGCAAAAAAATAACCGCGCTCCCGGGTGCGGTATAAAAGAGCGCGGCGGTGTAAATATGTTTTCCTTTTAAGTATATCTCAAAAAAAGAAAATTCAGGATATAATACAATAAATAATACAATCTCGCTAATGTCTCAAAAAGTCCTGACTGGTAACAAATTCCTTAAAGGGCAGTCGTATCCCGCGATTGCCAGTGAAATTGTTATTGAGATTAAAAAGGGATCGACTTGGGATGAAGAGTTTTTTATTCAGGGAGATTTTACAGGATGGAACATTAATTTTTATGTAGCAAGGCAATTCGGGGAGACTAGAATAGCTACTGGTCGGCTCGAGGGGTTGCAATTTGGGGATTTTATTTTACCCCCTAATGAAGAAGGAGAAGATTCAATTGAATATCAGGATTATACTTATTTTCGATTAATTATCGATAGCAATATCACTGCCGAGATGGAAGTTGCCCCTATTTCTTTTAAAGAAATTGCACAACCAAAAGCAGGAAGAGATTACTGGCAAGCTGACTTAGAGGCATCTAAAACTATTGCTAGTCGGGTCATTATTGAACCTTTAGGACTAGATTTAATTCCCGTAGTCGTCAGGGGGGAAGTTTGATGCCAATTGAAATAACTGGAAGCTCTCGGCAAGTAATTGTTTCGGCTACTCTTGGAGGTGCTGGATGGTCGCCTGTTTTAGCAATTGTTTCCGACGGTAATCGAAGGGTTTTTCAGATAGTTAGTTGGGTAGGTGGTTCTGGTTTACCCCCGGCAACGGGTGGGTATATCGGAGCTTCTGGATTAGTTTCTTTAATTGCTAATGCAATTGATATTCGTGGCAGTGAAGGTAAATCAGCTTATCAGGTAGCTGTACAAAATGGTTTTGTTGGCACGGAACAAGATTGGCTTAATAGCCTAAAACCTCAATGGATAATTACAGACTGGTAAAATATGACTACAACTTTTAATTCCTTTAAACTAACTGCAGTCCCCCCGCTACCTTGCGTCCCTAATGCTGTTTTTTTTGTTGCGCATCAGGGCAAACCGAATTATATCGAAATATACGTAAGCAATAATGCGGGGACTGCTCTAAAACGACTATTGACAGATGTAGATATTCAGGCATTAATCGATGCCTCAATTTCTGGGTTAGCCGGCGAAATGCCGATTGTAGCTGATATAGCAGCAAGAAATGCTTTAGTGCTGACCAAAAACACTCAGGTATTGGTTCTGGACGCAACCGGCGATTCCACTGTGGCAAGCGGCGCGGCTACTTACCTCTATAGAGTTTCTGCGACTTCTTGGATTAAATTAAGCGAAGCTGAATCGCTTGATTTAATTTCACAATGGGCTAATATTCAAGGGAAGCCCACTAGCTCTCCTAGCGCTATTGATACGGCAGTATCTAATAGTCACACTCACACCAATAAAACTCAGCTTGATAAAATAGGAGAGAATGCTGATGGCCTTTTTACCTATAATAATAGCTTGCCTAAAACTGGATGGGAGGGAACAATTGCATGGTAGCTTTTCGCCCTGAAAAAGTATTAGGAGGCCCGCCTTCTCCTTTAACGCCTAATGCCGTTTATTTTGTTAGAGTAGGTACTGGAATCATGATCTATGTTGCTGATGCTACGGGGAGTGTAGCCTACCCCATAAACCAAACTATCATTACATACGGAACATCGCATCCTAACAATAATGATGGAAACCCAGAAGGTAGTATTTACATCCAAGTAACTTAAAACTATGGAATTACTAGACAAAATCAATCAAGTTGTCAACGAGTTAAAAAACCAATTTGGGGGAACTATCGAAAGTGTCCCCGATTGGGCTATTTCTGAAAAATTAAATGAGCCAAGTGTAACTTTGCAAACAGTTTATAAGAGTGTACGAACTAGGGATATAAAAACTATATTAATTCTTGCCCAAGAATTATTTAATATAGTTGACTACATTTCTAATGGAGAAAATAAATCGATTAAGAATATTTGTTACAGTGTTAATGCTGTGTTAAGTGAATTGGAAGTTTTAGATCTTAATCAATCAGAATACTTGGCAACTTTTCAGCAAATAGTAGCTAATTTATTTCAAGCCAATTTAATTTCAGCACCAACTAAAACACGGTTAGAAGCTTTAATTGTGCCAGAAACAAAAGAAATTCTAGCTCAAAGTTGGGCGCAATTAAATAATATTCAAATTGATACAACGATTATTGGATTAGTTAGAGGAGGTATGGTTTAGTGGCAATTGCAACTTGGTCAAGCTTAAGCGCAGATTCTGCTAATTTGGTCTT